GTCATCACATATTCAAGCGCCCATTTTTCTAAATTGCGTATGTTGCGATTAGTTACAACATCCGCGGTATCGACTAACGGCACTCGTAACGCAGTTATTTCGTCCATCACTTGCATTAACGCTTTTAGTTGCGCCATGTCGTTTCCGAATGGGTCAATGTTCTCGGTCATTGTTTGTCCTTTTAGTTGTGTCGTCGTTTAGTAAAGTACCATATCGTCAGCGTGTACGCAGTAAGTACGCACGCCACAAACAAATGTTTTAGAGTGACCATGCACGCCAGCCCTTTGAATAACGGTAAATGGCCAGCGCCGCACGCAGATTAGTTTCACGGTCAAATAATTCGTTGACATCGGTCAATATGCCCATTGTTTGTAAATATCCCTTTGGATATGTTGTCGTTTTTTTTGCCCAAAATCCATTGACCTGCATAACTCCATAGCTACCGCCATTGGGGTCTTTAGGGTTGTAAGCGTCTGGCTGACATCGTGATTCACGCTGAGCGATTGCCACCAACATTCCGAGCTGGTCGGTAGGCCAGCCAATCGCTTTAGCGGTGTCAAATACCTGCTGACATAGGGTCTTAGGCGCGCTAGCAAGCGTTGTGAGCGTCGTTATGGGGATCTGTGGTACTGGCACAGCGTCAACCGTGTATTCGTAGCGGATGACCTTTTCGGCTGGGGTTGGTGCTGGCGGTTTGTGAAGTACAAACACGCCCATAACGCTGATAATTAGTGTGATGACGGTTTTGCTGATGAGTGTCATAATGACCTACTTTCTCGGTAGGTAAATAAGCCTAGACAACTTGTGGCGCACCTGTTGGGGATACCCCAAAAACCTTTACCCAGCCTGCCTTAGCCAGAATCGGATCGTTTGCAACAGTCGGGTTTATCTCAACGTGATACCAGTCGCCTTGCTCAACTGACGGTAACGGTTGCCATGTTGCCCGATCACATTTCCAACTTCTTTGAGTCGCATAGTCAATACAAAGTTGCAAACCTAAAGTGTCTGCGTTTTCTAAACACTTAACAATAAACGCCAACGATATTTTGCGTCCGTCTTTGCGGCCAACATTTTTTTGTGCTTGCCAACGGTACGAAAGATCTACCGCCAAACCTCGACTATGGTTGGACACAACGCCAGGTCGTCCACGAACGTCGCGCAAAACAAATGTTCCGTTGTTAAATAGTGATCCGTTGCTGTGTCGTACTGCTTGTTTAACCCATTCGTTCATGCCTGCCAACGGCGACGCAACTATTGGCGCTGACGTGACAACGTATTTCATTTATCAGGTTTATCTATAAACAAACAAGCTAAATCTGGGTCGCCTATCTTTGTCGAAACCCACGCAAAAACGGTAGAAATAATCGGTACAAGTAACGCAATTAGCATTGGGTCAAAATTCTGTTTAACCATACCGTACACGCATAAGCCGATTGCTGCGCCTTTAGTTGACTGGTCGCCTATCTGCCTGCGTGCCTTCGACATTGTTAGCCCAGTAGTGCGGCTTCGTCAGCGGTTAGCCCTAATTTATTTAACACGGCTTGTCGTGCTGCATCTTTGTCGGCTGCGGCTTTGGCTTGTGTTTTGGCTTCTGCTATGTCTGCAACGGTTTGTGTTTCTTCGGCGGCTGTTTGTTCACGCTCAACTATTTTGCCTGTTAGTGCGTCAACAATAATAACTTTTGCCATTTTGTGTCCTAACTATTTGTGTAACCATAAACACGGGCTGTAAGGGTTATTGTCGTACCAGTAAGCGTGAAACCGTCTGCGCTAGTTGCGGCGTTATAAAAACCGCCTGCCATTTCTTGTATGTTTGTATCGCCTCGCATAAAATCACAAGAAAACGTCGTTACTGTTGCGGGAAATGGATTACCTAAATTTATTATTGGCGAAGCAATCGGGCCTGCACTATCTAAGCCCCAAGATGTTTGACCTGTTCTATTCATTAAAGTTTGTGCGCCAGCGACAATATAGAAACCTTGAAAACCGTAATTTGCTGCTGTTATATCCGCACCGCTCGCCCTAAGCCGAACACTTACAGACCCGCCTGCCGTCTGATTGAACCTAATCAAATAGTTTGCGTAAGTAGCACTAAAACAATTATCAAAACTTAAAGACGCACCAGCCGTAACCGTACCAGACGCAATAAAAACCAAACCACCCGCCGCCGCTGGCCCTACAGTTTCCCAACCGCTACCGTTATATTGCTGCACAACATTAGTGCTAGACAAATAACATAATTGCCCTTCAGCAAGCACCTTTTCACTAGCGCCACCAAACGCCGCATCACGCGTAACCGTAGTAGCAAAAACTGGTACACCCGTACCAGCGCTAATATTCATATTCGCTGCGGTTAAAACTTCGCTTGCTGCGTATAGCGGTACTGAAGTTTGTTCGTTTGCCATAAGTACCTTTCAGATTACCCTAAAACATTATCTGCATCAAGGATGCCATACACGGCATCATCAAGAATAAACTCATAAACGATCACGGTAGGGCTAGTAAATAGCGCAATGCTATGACCGTTAGAAACGCTGATGGAATGCTCAATGCCTTCGATTGCAAGTTCCTGAGCCAATTCCGTTGTGGATGCCCCAGTAGTTGTAAAAGTGTGTTCAATCGTGATGGTCTGCCCGATGTCAATGACTGCAACCTGATCGCGCTGGGCATTTGACAACGATGCGAACGCGGTTTCAACGGATGTATATCTGGCACTTGGCTCAGGCTCAAGCAAGTAATTAGCGAGAGTCAGCGCGGATGCGTCATTGTGCAAAAGGCTGTCGGTAATTGATTGTGTCTGAATAAAATATAGGGACTGGCTTGCTGCATCATCGGCAACTTGTGGACTGTTACTGCCTCGAATGGTCACGCTCGCACGATTGCAAACCTGATCGGCTTGAAACGAAATACCGACACCCGAATAGGGAACGTTTGTTCCGTCATCGTGAAAGTCTGCAACCGAACTTGAAAGCGTGTTGCCCAACCTCGGCTGGAATGTCAAATCGCCATCACGCGAAATAAACAATCTGCCCTGTTCAGCCTGGTTTATTGCCGCTAAATATGCTTGCACCGATGTCCCGTTGTCAACCGTAAACGCAGCTGATCCGCCAAGCGTTTGCGTGCCTGTGCTGATGTCACGCTGTCCAATCGGAAATGCAACTTCTGGCAGATCTAACACCGCTGATACTCGAGCGCTGGTCAATTGTTCGCTGACGTTAAATTCTGCCATAAATGTTTGTGACAACAAATAGAAATCGTCTGCACAGTAAACGGTTACGGTATCTAAACCGCCTAGCGCAAAGTTGTAATCAAAATTGACTATAAAACCTTTGAATAAATATTCTTTAACATTGTTTGTGTCATAGCGTGCGAATCTAACTTGTCTCATTGGTGCTAAACCTGGCTGTTCGGTTGTCGAATCCCAATATGGTGATTCCTCATTGAATGGGTTAAATACGCCTGTTGTGTCAAGCATTGTGAATGACATTGTGCCAGCGCTGAATTGATCGCCAATATCTTGGCGTCCGCGTTTGATCATCACGTTATTGCAGCCGTCCATGACGCTTGCAAAATTGGTAGTGCCGTTCAGGACAAACTCGGTATTGTTTAGAACTCCCATTGTTGCTGAATCAAGTGTGAACGCATCTTGTAAAAAACCTGTATCAATTTCTAGTTCGTAGTTACCAGATTGAACTACTGACGCGCCAGCCATTACGCAACCTGAATCTGTGCTGGCCCTGCTGATCGGTTATAGGCTCGAATGGCGTTAATTACTGCTTGACCGATTTCGGCGCTGGTAGCGAGTCCGCCAGTTACGTTGACTGTGACACCGCCACCCATTGCGCCCATTTGGTTTAACGGAACTACGGCTTCTGGGCCGCGTTCGCCAATCATTGCAAGCGTTGGGCTTTTAACAATTCCGCCTTCGGCAAGATAAGGGATATTTGGGACGCTGATATTTTTGCCAGCGAAAACTGGTGACCATGACGGAAAAGTGAAAGACAATTTACCGATTGAGTTATTCCACATTTTCGCTATTGCATTAAAAATGCCTTTGTATATGTTTAGTACGCCGTTGAAATAGCTAGTCAAAAAATCTAGGCTGGTTGTGACACCTATTTTGATTGCGCTAAATACTGTGTCAACTACTTCGCGGACAACTTCAAATTTTTTGTATAGCAAAACCATTGCTGCAACAAACGCAATTATTCCGATGACAACCAAAGTGATTGGGTTTGCAAGCAATATCGCATTCCATATAGCTGTGGCGACGCTGACGGCTGTTGTATAAAATGCCATAGCTTTTAAGTAAAGGTTGTAACCAACTACTAACAATGCAAGCGTTCCGATTACGCCTGCAAGAATTAAGAATAGTGACGTGTGTTCTTGAGCAAACTTTGCGATTGGCGCCATGATTTGTAGCAATTTTTCTAACGCTGGCAACAATGCGGCACCAATTGATTCTTTGGTTTCGTCCATAGCAATTTTCATGGTTTTCATTCGGCCTTCATAGGATTTCGCTGCGACATCTGCCGCGCCACCAAATGACACGGATAACGCGCTAGTAATATCGTCGAGAGTTGACGACGAATCAATAACACCTTTTAACGACGGGTCAAGTTTTGTTAAAGCTGCAGTCTGCCCGTTTGCTGCTTTGCCTAAAGCCATAGTTACTGTTTCTAAATCTTTGCCTGTAGCGGCTGCAATATCTAGCGCCGTGTTCATTAAATTTTGTGCGGTTTCAACCGATCCAGTTGACCTGACCAGATTCGCCATCGCTGGACGCAATTGATCGTCCGCTACTGCCTTTGCCATAGAAAGGCTGGATATAAAATCCTCATTGCTTTTAATGACGTCATCAGTAGCCATTGCGCTGGTACGCAACTGGTTTGCTAATAAATCTTGTGCTTTTTGATCCTCGACTGCCGCTTTGGTTGCTAAACCTAAACCAGCAGCCAAACCGCCAAGCACCGCAACAGCTGGCAAAAAAGCTTTCTTTAATGCGAAGCCCGCTTTGGCGCCAGCGCCCTCAAGTGACTGAAATTCTTTAGATGCGCGGGCGAGTCCAGTTCCGTCAAATTCGCTTATTATCGGGATTCGAATTGCCATAGTTAAACCATTTTCCGTCCGACGGCAGCCATCACCGTT